TATTGCCACCAATGACTGCTTTAATGTCCATTTGACATAGCCCTAAAGGCCAAGTTGCAGTGCTTGTACTAGATTTAATGTTCAGCCAACCCTTCTGTGTACTCTGACTTAATGCTGTACAAGTTAATGTACCCACAGCAGTGCCTTCCAAAGTTTTGACCTGAGATGTAAAGGTGTAACCCGTCAAATCAATTGCACGACGTACATCATCTGGTGGATATTGTAAGGTTTCATCCATGTCCACTAACTGTAGATTTAAGTTGAATGTGTCACCGCGCTTAAAAACATGATTGCTCATAAGTGTTTCCTTTAGACATAAAAAAACCACCGATGAGGTGGTAGTGAAAGATTGGTTTGTTATGTGCTTTAGTTAACTAAAAAACTTATTGATACATTGTATTGAATGAAGTCAGCATCTTTACCTGCATAAATTGATTCGCCATTCAAACACTCTAAATCCTCAAATGAAAAATGCTCAAAATGTGCCAGCAAATCATCACTAAGAACTGTTAGTGCTTTTTCTCCGGTATGCAATCGATCAAAACATTGAACCATGATATTACCGGTACGGCGAGTACATGGCTTATCTGCAATACCTGAAGTAAAACTCGGACCGCCTGCAATCGTTAAGCGACACCATATACCTTCTTTTGGCACCGTAAAGTCTGGTGCATTTGGATATTGAATTCGTTCCTGAGCTATACCAGTGAAAGCTTGCATACGATCGATAATAGCTTGCCTTGTCTGCTCTAAAGTCATTGCCATCTTAGCCACCGTACTTTTGAGAAATAAAGTTAAACGTAAGGCCATAAATACCTTGTGGTGCTTGATCAGACCAGCCGTTTTCTAAACGTTCAGCATAAGGTTGGTTATTCTGAATGTAGACCAAATTGCCTAGCTTAATCTTCATTGCCTGAATTGCTGAATCGTTAATAGGGTTTGTTTCAGGTCCACGCACACCATAGTCTCCAGATCCAATTGAAACGATATGAGAAGCACGGTATGCACCAGTATCAACAGGACTTAAATTAACTAAGGATTGCACTGTATCCATGACAATATTCTTTACATGGTCTTCTGCCGCTTTAGACACATCAAGACTAAAACTAGTCGGCTTTTTCCCCTTCCATCCCATGACTTTTAACCTCGCTTTCCTCATACATCTTAAAGAGATCCTGAGCGATCGCTTGAATTGAGTAGGCTTCAAACTCAGAGCTTGGTTCTCGTTCACCCATTAGCTTTTTAATCTTTTGCCAGACATGAACAGCTTCATGTAAAAGCAATCCATACACTTCAATTAGATTTCTTTCTGAAGTATCACCAAGCTGAACAACCGCATAAGCGCCATCAGAATAGAAATCAACTTGAGCTGCTGCCCCTTCAATAGACAAGAATTTATCGACCTTATTCATGTCCTCGAATAGCAGATCCATGTGAAGCTGACTTCTAGCAAGAGTGTATTGAACATGTTGAAATGGTGAGATATACCACTCGGGTACATAATCAGTATTAACCATGGATTCTCCTATTTTATAGACATAAAAAAACCCACAGACGTGGGTTTAATTTATGTTTTAACTCTGAGTTTTTTAGCCTCGATATTTAATTGAATAATATCTTTGTTTAATTGTTCAATTGATTCTTTTTGACGAGTTAATCTGTTTAAATAAAATGTATTTGAATTACCAAATCGATCTAAATTTTTTTCGTATCTTGGATGCAATTGAAAAAAATCTTCATCTTTTTTTAACGATTCTCCAATTTTTTCAATTTTCTTAAATAAATCTATGGCGGTTTCAAAAAATTTTCCGGCCTCTTTATCTTCTTCAAATGAATTTTTAGTCAATATTTCAAGAGCCTTACATTCTAAAGAGATTAAAAACTGTTGTTTTACAATTTCTAATGAAGCTTTTTCATTATTAAGATTTTCGTCTCGGCAAACACTCACAAATAAGCTTGCCAACTGTTCAAGCAATTTATTTACTCTTATTAAAATTATTTCACTTTCTTGCTCTCGCTTTTTTTCATTGTGTTCCACTCTCCAATCACTAAACAACACAAAGGCAGCAACAGGTGCAAGGAAAGCTGCTGTAATAGTTAAACTATCTTTTAAAATGACATTTACTTTACATAATGTGATGGCTGTTTTCAGCCAATTAGTTTCGAGTAAAAAACCAACAATTGTGTAAATTATAAAAAAGACAATGGTCCAAAACACTACATCTCTTATCTTTTCTTCTAAAGACTTTTTAATCATATATCCCCCTAATTTAGAAGGATATTAGATCAAGATATCAAACCTTTCTCAACTGGCATTTCCAGATAGTTTCCGCTGGATCCTGCTGAATATGCATGACTCGAAACTTCCCAAGAGTTGTAAACCACTCATCATCAATTTTTGGAGTCATGGACACTTCATTTTGAAGCACGGTCGCCTTCTTATCCGTTGCCAGAACTCCAAGTGTCTGGATCTCATATTGACTGTATGAGCCAAACAGAACGCCACGACCAGAATAGTTTTCTTTAACTTCAATATATGTTTCAGTTTTAGGATCCCAATTAGTTTTTGAGATCCGCTCACAAGTAAATGAATGAACGGCGTCCGCTAAATCTTCATTAAATGCTTCGGCAATATCTGCCTGAATTTCGTCACGTAAGCCCATATCATGCCCTGTAAAGAGGTATGCCAAAGCCATTAAAACTTGCATTTGGATCTTTCAAATCAAGTGAGTCAATAAAATCAATTGCTATCTGTTCAAAGCTAGAAATTGCTTCAGATCCATCTTGGTATTCTTTTTCTGACTCAACAGAATCAGCTTTGACCTTCTTACGCTTCAACTGCTGGTCTTTGCCGTTATAAATTACTTTGGCCAGAATTCCTTTGATAATTTCACAAGCCGCGTCCTTAAGAAGTGGATCAATAGGATCTGGTACAAATCCTATTCTGTTTTTCATCCAGACATTTGCCAGTTTAACCAGACGAGCTTTATCACTGTCTGGTGCAAAATCGCTGCCCAAAATTGAATTTGCGTCATCTACAGTAATAAAGCTCATTGCATTATTCCTTAGGGATTAATTTAAGAAGTTCTGCTTTTGTTGCAGATGGCTTGTAACCAATATTTTTACTAGCTAAATACTCTTTTAATTGATCATTTGACCAGTTTTCAAAATCATTAGCTGCCGTTTCTGTAGCTGGCTTTTCTGCTGCTTTTCCAGCTTCCAATTCAGCAATACGTGCTTGCATTGCGGGAATATCGTTTTTAAATGCATCAAATTCAGTTTTTATACCGACCACTTGAGCTTCAGCTTCTTTGAGAGCTTTATCTGCTAAGACTACTGCATCCTTTAAACGTGAATTTTCCGACAACAGCTCTGACTGGTTACCACCAGCCTGCTCTAAGATGGCAATTTTTTGCTTAAGCTGAGTGTTTTCTTCAACTACCTTTTCACATTCAGCTTTTGCATCATCAAACACAGCTTGAAGTTCAGGGGTGACTCCTACCTCGACATTTACCGTGGCCAAAGTCGTTTTTTGTGGCTCTTCCAACTTACGAACTTCAACTGGAACTTCTAAAGATTCGTAATCCTTTTGAATCTTTGGATAATTACCGTAAATAATTACTTCTTTTGCTTTCAGATTTGGGTTTTCATAATAGTCAGGGTTAGCAATAATGCCCGTCTCTAATGCAGCAGCTGCTGCAATGCGTGTATAGATAATCTTCATGGCGCTTTTCTCTTAATAATAAAAAGAGGGCTTATTAGCCCCCTTAGGTTTTAATTTTTAGGTTTTAACCAGTTGTCGCTGTACCTGATAAATCAAGTAAGGTACCTGCTGTCATTTTGTTGCTGGTTGCATATTTAATCCAGTTAGCACTTGAACCAAGTAATGTAAGATCAGGATTTTCACCTTTCGATGTATCCCAACTATAACCAAGAATATCTAGGTTAAATGCACCTTCAGCACGCATACCGATTGCCAAGTTTTCTTCATCATTGATGTCATAAGCTCGGAAGCCCGGTACTTGTGATTCAGTTACAGTTACAGCACCATACTGCAAACCAAAAGCATCGTTATCACCTACAGCATCCGTCACCAATACCGGCTTTCCTAAGGTTCCCGGTAAACCACCATAGATAACGATTTCAGATTCACCGTAAATTTGCTTAGTGATAGCATCATCGACAATATCGAAATATGTATCTGAGTTCATCACCCATAAGCCAATTCGGCCAAACTTATCACCAAACTTTCGCATACCACGAGTTAATGCTTTGCGGCCATCAACAACAATACTTCCTTTCGCAACCATATCGGGATTACTAGAAATAGCAGCTTTTAAAGAAGCTAAACTGTACTCTAATCGGCCTGCAACCAATGCATCAGCAAGATCGTAACCAACAACCATAGCAAATTCTTCTGGTGTACGAGCACGGCGTTTAAATGCCTCTTCAGTAGATGCATAAGGACCATATTTATAAGGAATTTTTACGCCTACAGACTCACCTGCACCGATTTTTTCCGGAGTTACTTTTGCATTGGAGTTCACATCACGATGTTTAATGCTACCACCAACTTTGTAGAATGCATTTTTATTGAAGTCACCTTGAATGATTTCATTACGGTAAATAATCGCACCATTTGAAGCTTCATTAAAGACATTCAAATTGTCTTGTAAACGTTCTAAATACGCTGTTTGGGCCAGTTGGTTATAGATGATCATGTCGGAATTAACTGTCGTAGTCATAACTACTTATCTCCAATTATTTAATGATTAGTTCGGTAGTTTTAGGAAGGCATCATTGCCATGTTCTTTGATGTAATCTGCTTTCTGAGAAACAGACATTTCACTGCGTTTCATTCCGGTAGGTGCTCCACCTTTGCCCCCACCTTGAAAACCGCCACCAGTTCCTTTACCACCTTTAAGAATTAAGTCTTTATGCTGGTATCCACCAACCAATGACTCTAAAGCTTCATCAACATTTGCAAGTTCACCCGGGCGGACACGTGAATAAATCTTTTCGCCGTTCGGATCATATGCAACCACCTTGCCTTCTTCGATTTTGAAGTGATGACCAAAGGTTGCCTGAACCATGTCCACAGGTACTGCAATGTTGTCTTGAATGTACTTAGAACGAGCAAAACCACCGCCGATAAGTTCTTTATGTAAAGAGGCTTCTAGAGCATCACGTTGCGCAACAATCGGGGCATATTTTTCCTCAACTGCTTTGATAGCTTCAGCTTTAACTTTCTCAACTTCACCGGCATCCACCAGCTTTTTATCGTCAAGATTTTGGATTGTTTGTAATGCCTTTTTAGCTGCCGCTGGGTCTTCAATTCCTTCAAAAGCTTTTAATGCTTTTTCGGCTGCTTCTTTGGCTTCACGTTGTGTTTTAGCTTCATTGTTTAAGCGTGCAATTGTTGCTACCGAGTGTGGTGCATCATGTGGCATTTCTTTGCCGTCATCATGAATATAGATCGGCTTATCACCGTCTACTTCCGCATAAACTTTACCGTCGATTGTTACTGTTTTAAGTTTCATTGGTCATCCAACCTATATATACAAAATGGGCATCCACCCGGATTCACCGTCCGCATCCGCATCCGGCAGGCAATAAAAAAGCGCCCCTTAGGACGCTTCATTTCGATTAAAATCTTAGAAATTTGTTGCAAATATACGGTAGCCTTCTAGCTCCCAAAGTTTATTTTCAGCTGACTTTTCTGCATTTCCACGAGCCATACGCTCACCAATTTCAGCATCAAAGTTTTCAGTATTCACACATGCACTAAAACCCGTTGCTAGGAAAAACTTTCCATCTAAAAATGCATGGACAAAAGTAGATGTCGTGCCACCGGGGCGTTGCTCAACCGTATATGTAACACGCTCCATCAATGAATCAATTTGCGCTTTAGTTACTCGGGGTGCCACAGACTTTTCAGCTAACTCTTGCTCTGTTACTTCTTTGATCATTTTCTTCTCACAAAAAAAAGCACCCGAAGGTGCTAAGGTTAAAAATTAAGTTCTAATTGATGAGTGCAATCGCTTTTAATCTTTCAAAAGTAAAACCATAAATTGCCATGGCTCTTGAAATCTTAATTTGAAGAAATGGCACCAGAATTAATTTTGTGCTCAGAATATATTGAGCATCCGACATATTGATTTGCTTTTCAGACATTTGTAGTACCTTTCGCTACATTTGCTTTGTTTGAGTCGGCCTTGGTTCATCAGTCACTAAGCGAACACCATGAGCACCATATGCTTCAAAAGTTACAGTAATTGTTGCAGGTCCATTTAAGGCATCAGAATTCATCTGTACTGCTCTTTGTCCAGCTAGTGGTTGTCCAGTTTCTTCATCACAAATAACCAGATAACCTTTCAAAGTAGGGTGACGCTTTAGCACTAAATGTCTTGACTCACTCATAAGCCCAACTCCTTAAAGGTTTGCTCATCCAACTTTCGAAGTTGGTCCAATGTATATAACCGCCCCTCTGGATCGAAGAACTTATCAAAATCAAATTTTCCTTCCTTATAGAGCTTGTAACGCTTCGGCCCTAACCATTCTCTTTGAAAGAAATCATCTGTCTTATTGAAGAACTCTTTAAATGTAGTGTTGGCATCTAGCTGCCCTATTAATTGGCTTCGCTCATCTTTTGGAATGTCTTTAACTCGACGTTCGTCCATGACAAATGGCCGTTCGCCAACAAGTTGACCGTCCTTCTCGACCGGAACCAAGATACTGCGACAGTTAGGATGTAACGGCGGCACTCGCTTTGCCGGATCATTTATTTCCCACACTGAACCATCTAATGAAGCGCAAAGCTTAGAAGTTCGTCCATCTAAAACACTAACAAATCGGACATATTCAAAGCCAATTTGGTTGAAGCTATTTAGATAGGCTTGATTAGCTACATGACTTCGCACAGTTCTTACCGTTCGCTCAATATCAGTTTTGGTACCATTTAAGATCCCATCTTCATAGTTAAGCCGTTTGCTCCCTCGAATACGCTGAACAATTTCTTGGTTAGTTTTGCCTGAATTAATACCATCTCGAATTGCATACTCAACCTTTTGACGGGCACTTTCAGCAATTCTTGAAAGCAGATCATCGACAAGAGCGCCACCTGCCAACGGAACTTTTTTAGCGGATAAAAATAGTTTTTCCCCATCAGGCTTATTAATTTTTGCTCCATAGAGCTTAGCTACGTAATTGGCCTCATAAACAGCCAAAGCTGTAGCAGAGACGGCGAATGCTTCAGGCAAGCTGGTATTTACACTAGCAAACCATTGGGCAATCAAATCCCTAATTTCCCTTAAATTTGAAGTTGTATATTTACCACCAGCTAAAGCAACTTTCTCCGACTCATTAAGCTCATCCAATAAATCCCGAAGCTTAGATAGCATCTTGCTCGTATCATCATTAAATAAAGCCAATAACTCATTTACCGTTTTTGATGAAGCACGATAAAGATAGGCCTGGTGCTGAGTGAGTGCTTCAAATAGTTTTTTGATATCTGTTGCCATCTCACTCTACCTTTTGATTTAAAGTCCCATCTTGCTCTGCTTCAACATTCTGTAGCTCTTCTTCATATTTTTGTTTAGGGAACATACCTGTTTGGTTGTATTCCCACCATGATTTAAATGAAGATCGGCCTTGTAAAGCTGCTTCAAATAACTGTCTAGCTAACTCAGCTAAATAACCTTGCTTGTTAAATTCCTGACTAATTTCAAATACCAATTCGTCCTTAGAGAGAACATCAACATCTGGCATTACAAACTTTGCTGCCCATCGTAATGCAGCTGACAAGGCTTCATTCATATTGACTACACAGAGCGAAAGAACTGAATGCTGAACGGCGTCATCGCTATTCGCTTCCGTAGCAGTCTTTTTACCCGCTGTACCCTTCTCAATTAAACGCGCCCCCATCTCCTTCATTTTTTCCCACTTATCTTTCATCGCTTCCCGGGCAAGAGTATTAGGGTCGGCTTGAACAATTCCTAATCCACCATTTTCAGGTAAAGGCAAAAGAACTTTCGCGCCAATGTAGATGCCACGTTTCTTCGCTTGGTCGTACCACTCCCAATTAACACCTTTCGCATAGTATTGAGGTTGACCCATATAAAAAACGGACTCTTGAAAGTCCGCACTGTCTCTGTAATGGGCTAAATTGAGATTAGCCAAAGGAAGTAATGGTGGCTTCTTAATCTCTTCTGAATTATCAATTGCACCTACAAATGTAAAAGGTATATAGGTCCAGAAATTCCCGTTGTAATCTGTTGGAAACTTCTTATCTCCGCCAACCCAGTTACCCTTTTCACCCTTTGTGTACACCTGTACTGAATAGATATATTCCCCATTACCCTCTTGCTCTAAACGAAGTACACGATATTGCTCTTGTTCGGTTTTACTAAAGCCATCAGCACCACGCTCAGACCTAAATTCACGGATAACCACGAGACAAAGTTTTTTTTGGTTATCGACCATTACTGAATCCCAATTCACTACATCAAGGGCATTGAGCAAATGAATCATAGGATAGGCTTTTTGCGCTTTAAATTCCGCTAGATTACGAGCTGGTGGCACATCAGGATAATCAACATATAAAGCGCAACGATAATGCTTCAATAAGTGGCGAATTCCATTTTGAGCCAATTGATAAGTACTTAAACCGGCTCCATTCGCATTACGTTCTAAATGAGCAAGCTCGGGAGGAAATTTAAAACTTGGATCTGTTGCAAAAGCTGCTCCAACTAAACTATTTGATGTAGTCCCTGTTACTTCATAAAAGACTGCACGGGTAAGATAAGCCTTATAAGCGCTTTTATTTGCAGGTGATTTATCATGTGCATTTGGCATTGGCAAATATTTTTCACCTTTAGCCTTAACTGCATCTTCACCTTCACAAACATCATCAAGTTTTTGCCAGTATGGCAAGTTCTTAACATATTCAGCATGTTGAAAAGTTACATCACTCATCGAGCAAATCCCATATCAGCGAAGAAGGTTTCAAATCCTTCATGTAATTCATTAAACGCATCTGAAGCTGCATCCACTTGGTCGTCATGTGTACCGTTAGGAAAATGACGAAGCTCATCAATAAAGTCCTTATTCCATTCACCTTTGAGCATACGTACATTTCCCACGTTAACTTGGGCCGCAAATGGTTGTGCCCGTGTGAGCTTGTCACCTGAAATTGGTTTGGCTATCACGTTATAACCAGCAAGAAGCTTCACAAATGAACTAGCTTGCGATTTACCAGCTTGACCAGGGTCTTGTGGTAAACGCACAGAAACTTTTTTCCCATCTAGCTTTGCTGTTTGTTCTAAACGCTTATTCACATTGTCTGGGCCAAGCTGTCCTCTAGTTACATCGACAATGTAAGTAAAACCATCTGCGCCTAGAGCTTCTCGCACACCTACTGTAAAGTCGCCCTCATTTTCGGTAGCCCCAAAATCCCAAGCCCTAACTTGTTTCAATACATCCGCAGGCAAAGCATCAACAATTTGAATATTGTCGGGCTTAAAAAAACCGCCTGCTGGCGGTGATGGCATTTGACGATATTGTCCGGCAAAAACATACGGCGCAGCTTGCTCCATTTGCCTTAACTTTTGGATATTGTGTTTTGCTGGCCATAGTGCGGATCCGTCTTCCTGAATAGCTGAAAGACATAGATGCTCCCACACTTCACCATTTCCACCAGCTACAGGAACGCCGTCTTTTCTATCGCCTAACAACCAACCTGCTAAATCATCTTCATGCAAACGCTGCATGATGACGATAATCGGTGTATCTGGTGAGTTAGTACGCGACTCAAGGGTGTTTTGGAACCAATCAATTACCCCTTCTCGAATTGTTTTAGAAGAAGCTTCATGCGCTTTGTGTGGGTCATCGATAATGATGCATCCACCAAACCCATCACGAAGTTTACCCGCACCAAAACCAGTAATCGTACCGCCTGTACCAGTCGCATAGCAGACACCGCCTTGAGAAGTCCTCCAGAAGTCTTTAGCCTTACTATCATCACGCAATGTGAGATCAGGAAAGACCTTTTTATACGCCTCCTCTTGTACGAGTGTTCGAATCTGGAAGGCGTTATTTGCGGCAAGCATTGCCGAGTAACTGATATGAATAAACTCACAGTCAGGCTTCTTTCCAAAACACCAAGCCATAAAATTAATTACAGCAATTTCAGTTTTAGAATATCGTGGTGGAACGTTAATAATTAACCGCTTTATCTCTCCGCGATAAACTTTCATCAAAGCTTCACAGATTTCTAAGTGGTGCCAGTTCTGCATCCATTTATAACCACGGCGCTCCTTAAACATGTACCTTGTGAAGAAATATAAATCTTCTTGCGCCTCGATCCGGATGGCTTTATCCCGAGCCGCATCAGTACTCATCTAAGACTTCCCTCCGCGCTTTTAAGTAATCTTCCATTGGAACTGGAATTTCTGAATTAACTGTTTGGACTGGACCGCCGTCTTTGCCTGTAATTTCTTGGCGGTTAGTAAATTGACCACCAATGTCTTTAGCGGCTTGCTCAAGAATTTTTAAGGCTGTTTTGACGTTCCGAGTTCTCTCCAGTTGTTTTTGATATTGCTTTAATCTGTAGTACTTACTAGCAATTGGAATATCAATTAAACCCTTGTCAAACTCTTCTCGGGTTTTCTCAAAAAGCTCAACATATTTTTGGCTTAAATTACGGCCTGAATATTTGGTTGGGTCATATGCTTGGCACTGGCTTCGGCTAATTTCCACATCAAACTCTTGTTTGACGTTTTCCACCACTTCCTGAGGTGTATCACGGCAAGCAAGAGACTGAACTATAAATATTTTCACAGGCTCTTTTAGTGCTGCCATAAATTCCCCTTCGTACAGCTACGTACAGCAAACAGGACAAAAAAAAGAGCCAAAAGGCTCAATTGATTACGCAGTTTCCGCAGCATTTTGAAATATCAAGATTCGAAACAAACGGAGGATTTTTTGCGACTTCAATAAGTCGCTTAACATTCTTACTTGGCCCCCACCGTTTAACCACGCCAACAAATTCTTCTACATCATGACCAGCTAAGTAATGCTTAGGCAGCCCTGTACTATCGCTATAAATGATTTCGCCGTCCTCGTCTCTCATCACACCAATGTGGTAAAGCTCATGTTCAAGCAAGTAACAGAACTCTGTATCGTTTGCACGCTCACAGAAAGATGCATCGACCGTTATTAAATATGTTGGTACAAAACCAAACCAGTCGCGCATCTGTTGCTCTTGTCTTGCTTTACGCCAACCACCGACGTTAAACATTACTTTCTCGCACTGGCCTAATACCATAGCTTGCTTGCTTTTATATGCAGAAGAAGCCCATGCAAATGCTAAAAATTCTTCATTGTCGTGAAGTAGCTCTGCAATATGGTCATGATCCGGGTTGTGAAGAGGTCCGCCAATCGTTAAGTAATTTGCAATAACCCATTTTTTTAAATCTGATGCAGGTATTAAACGAATTGCTTCCTCTTCTTCAGCTTGATCAATAAAATCAGTCGGTGGAAATGGTCTTATTTGCTCCATCTTCAATTCTCGCTAATTCACTTTTTATCCAGTTGATGACATATCCCGACAAAATAGAATCTGGATGAAAGCGCTCTATTTTGTAACCCATCTCTTCAGCATGATCATATCGATCAAGACTCCATGCTTTATTTGACAGCTTTCCACCACGCCCACCAGACCAGGGACCACCCTCAATTTCAATGAGCAAACGCAATTTCACTATATGAAAATCAAAGCGCCAGTGTTTGGTATGGATCGGCTGAAACTTCTGTTCAAATCCAATCGCCAAATCCTCAAGCTCTTCCTTAAGTGTTGCCTCAGCCTCGAGATATTTCTGTGTAGGCTTTGGCAAAAGTTTATTACGTGTTTTTTTCTTAAATAGTTTTTTATTTATTAAGCAGGAATATTCTTTAGCTTCCAATCTTAATACTCAACATATACATATATTATAAATTTACATTTAAAGATTATGTTACAACAAACTTATATATATTCTTTGATGCTTAATAATTTTCTATTATAAAAAATTTACCAAATGGTAAAAACTATTCATTTGGTATTTATAAAATCAACTAAAAGAGTATTTAACATGAAGAAAAAATTAATATTTTTAGTAACAATAGCCCTCGCTACTTTATCCCTAGGGACTTCTGCTAGTGAGGAAAAACAACAACCGAGAAGTCTTTTAGAAATACTTCAACCAGCTGCTGGCGATTATGAGTTCTGCCGCTTACAGTATGAAAATTGTCGAAACGGCGTAGGTGCATTCCAAGGACTTAAAGAAACTTGGAAGTGCCAAGCTGCTTTTGACAGATGCCGCAGTTCAGGTATTTTTGTATTACCATAATTCATTAGACCTTAAGATTTTGTACTGGAATCTTTCAGTACAAAATCTTTTTTAAATGCGAGATAAGAAATGAAAAAACAACCATCAGCAAATGATTTAAATGTAATAAATGAAAAACTTAAAAATCTCGATGACTCAATAAAAGAATTATTAGAGTCAACTTATGAATTTTTTGATAATGATCAATACTATAGTATTGAATCCGCTTTTCTACTTGATCATGCTCTAAATATAAAAATGCATTTTTACAAGTCATATCCGGAATTGGCACCAGAGCATTTAAAAGATGTTGAACATAACCGAATTATCCATATTGAAAATACTCAAGTATCACATACACGCGAAAAAGACCCAGAGGATAGCTTGGATCAAATTCAGCCTAAATACTCAAAAAATGAGAATTAATTAGCCTACTTCTTAAAAAAATGCCCTGCCAAAATTAGATATTTAGCAGGGCTTGTTGTGCCGCAATCTATCTACCCGGCAAATTAAAGGTCAATTGAACCAATAAAAATAATATCTTTTCTATACTTTTATTTCTTTTCATTTAATAGAATTTCTTGATTCCTTAAAATACAACTAATCTTGAGAATTAAATATCCTAAACCAAAGCCATTCAGAATAATTAAGCAGCCTATAACTATCATCTTTGTTGACCAAACATTAATGATCTCAAGATATTCATTTCGGGTTTCAACTTGGCCAAAAGCAACTATAAATGCAATCCCCCAAATTACTCCCAAAATCATTACTATCTTTGCGACTAATGAACAATTCTTACTTTCACGGTGTATATTTCCCACATTCGACATAGATCACCTAGTAAACACATCCTTTCTTCTAAATTTTTAATATCCATCCAAAATGGATAAAAGGTTATTAACTTGGCTTTTTTGCAACCTATGTATTATTTCTTTAAAGAAATGTTTATTAGATAACAATTAAAAAACCCGTTTCCAAACAGAAACGGGTCACAAAAACAAAAACTTTCAGCGCAGTATTTGAAATGAATCATATATGGATATTCACATATGCGCAACTACAAATTTACATTCCAGAGTCTATGAAAGCCCCTAACTTGAGGAACTTTTAAATATAAAATTAAGAAGTTAAAAATTAGATATTAAGCTTGCGGAAATTAACTTAACCATTGATAAGGTGTGTCGAGAAATTCAACTACATAGGTTGAGCATCCAGAAATTTTAGTATTGAGTCTTCCTAGTTTATCTATCCTATAACAAGTCTCCATTGCTCTGTCCCCTTGTATAAGCTCATAGTACGTTTCAAAACTGAGTAAAAGTATGGATGGCTTATTACCTTGCTTAAGGTAATCTTCCTCTAACACACTTATAATCATAATTCATTCCATAAATTTTTAGACTTATTTCAAATCTAAACTCCAGACGATTTGAACTAAGTAAAATGCTTTCCAGAAATGTAAAAGGCCTATTCAATAACCTAGACCTTTTGTAGTATTGCAGGAATTAATGACTGCATAATTATGGGGCAAATATTACATCAATTAACAATAATTAGTTGATCGTAAAAAATAGCTCACTTCATAAGGAGTGAACTTTGTGAATTCCACTAGCCCCTGAAATACCAAACACCCTATGCTTAGCTAATTTCAATTTAATAGTTTTACTTAACATTGGCAATTAGCAAAACTTAAGAGTCAGACATCAATAGATGTAAGCTAAAGACTATAAAAAAAAACCCCCGCCAATAACTAGTATGTAGCGGGGCCAATTGCGCCGTAATACGTCCGGCAAACGATAAAACTAGTTTTTAGGTGCTCTAAGGATATTTAGAACTTTCTCAGACATATCATGTAAGTCAGATCCAATTGGTAACCAGAAATGAAACACTGTATTGTCACGGTTAAAAACTTGCTTGTAGTACTCAGTTTTGAATGATGGATCAATGTCAGAAGCCTTAAGTAATCTGCCTTCTTTTTCGATCACTTGCCCATCTAATTCACCACCAACACAGATATTCATTTTTACCAGCCTGGACTATATAGCAAAAAATAAAAAAAATCCGTACCTTGGGGAAAGTACGGACTAAGCTTTTCAACTGAAAAACACTATAATGGAAATAAACACCTTATAGTAAGTTTAATATACGATAAATTTCATGTTTTCTCAAATCCTAATTAAAAGCCTACCATTTGGCGAGCTTTTAAAACATTTTGGTGCAACACTTATAACTTCGTCACACCATATCACAAATCTAAACCAAGTGTGCTGCACTGTCAAGATTGCAACACCTCTATTTTACCATCCAAATAAGCCAAACCTTTATCAATCTCAGCACGTACTTTTGCTTTACTACATCTATGTACATTGGCAATTGTTAAATACGACCAATTATTTTCATAATAAAGTATTAAAAACCAAGCTCTTTCTTGTAGAAATTCCCTATTATCGTTATGCATTTTAGCCAAGAGCTTACTTACTTCAACTGCCTCATAATCTTCAATTTCGCATGGCATAGAGACCTTACTTGATCTAATTCTAGTTGTGTCATTTTGGTCAATTAGACATGCTAAAGGATTAGCAGAAACTTTAAATTTTGTTGATCTGACCCATAGACCATATTGTTCCAACCATTGATGAGCAGAACGTTTAGACCAGTCCATTGTCTTGTTATTAACTTTTGCATTCATGTTTAAACTTCCCTCACATCAATATTGTGAACTGTTTTCATCAGGTGTTTTTTATTTCGGTAACTCGGTAGCTTACGTGTAGCTATAGACTTCACATCTTCAACAACGTATTCACCTGCTGTCGTGAAATAAGTGAAATCGGCAAAATATCTAAGTGCTGGTTTAGCTCGTTTCTCCCCTTCTAATTTTGTCTT